CTTGAGAAGGTTCATGTTTTCCTTTATATCCACCTTGGCTTCCGGCTCGATTAGGTTCACGTCATCACCTCCCTCCAGACATGATAAAAGACTAAGGCTCCGGCTCCGGCTCCGGCTCCGGCTCCGAAACGATGATAGGCTTTGTGTACAGAACGTTTAATCCAATCTCTGCGGCCGGCAATGCTGTCGTGGTAATCGTCAGGACGCCTTCTGCTTTTGTTTTTACAGAAACAGCAAGCGCATCGAAGGCCGCGAATGTTGAAGCTGCCGGGAGGAGCTGGACGACGCTTTCGCTGTTTAACTCTGGAATTGGGATTTCTGCGTCGTATGACGTCCCCTCTCCCTGCGCGACCCATGATTCCACAGCCACCGTGTGGCCAATCCCATAGATTACGCCGTCGTGAAGCTTCGATTCGAGCGCTGCAACATCATCTGCAAGCTTCGATTCGAGCGCTGCAACATCATCTGCAAGCTTCGATTCGAGCGCTGCAACATCATCTGCATCCGCCTTGCTCGTATCTGCTGGATGGACGTGGTCTTCACGGGCCGAATAAGTGGACGTCCCGGGATTTGCGACCCCATCCTTCTTTATTTGGGACGCAGAGCTGCCAAAGAACCCGTTAACTCTGTCTATCGACATTTATTTCTCACCCCCTCTTTGAATCAAGTCACGTACATCGTTGTGTATCCCACAATCCGAGCGAGCGTCGCCAGTTGCTGGCCGTAGAGCGTGTCCCGGAAACTCCCCCACCCGACGAGGTCGTTGTCGGCGGACGTCGCACCGTAGGAGACGCTCACGCCGTCGACGCTCTTTGACATCACAGAACCCTTGCTCTCTCCGGCCTTGGCAAGCTCCGGAATCCCGAGTGCGTCCGTGCTTGCCGTCCGCGCCCAGAGCGTCACGAAGTGAGCGATGTACAGGCCGATGGCCAGTTTCCACTTGCTGTGCCACCGGGATTCAAGGATGCTCTGCTGCGCCATATCGACATAGGTCTGTAGGACGACGAGAGGGACGTCTGCGAATGCAGGGTACATGGCCTTGAAATCCCCGACGGTATACGGAGGATTTGTACCGCCCCGAATATTGGAGGCGATGTCCTCAATGTTCATTTATCATCCCTCCCATCGTTCTGAATTCCGGATTCATTTCGCCGGTTTCTTTACAATCTTTTTCGCGGCCGGCTTGGGGGTTTCAGCACCGTCGGAAGGTTCGGCCGGGGGCGGAATCGGCTCCTCGTTGTTTGCCAGAGCGGCTTCAGTACGCAGAACCTTTTCCTTCGAGGACATGACGCTGATTTCACCGGCCTGTACGCCAAGCTTGAACAGCGCATCGGCCTTCACCCAGTTAGGCACTTCGGTGAACCCCTTCACGAGTGTGACGACAGGCTTCGATTCGACGCCCTTGGGCGGAAAGAATACAAATTTGACCTTGGTAAAAATAGTGAACATTGGCCCCTCCATTCATTTTGGGTTTTCCGTTGCGAAGGGGGCGGAGGCCGAAACCTACCGTCCCCTTCGCGTAATCCCATCTCCCCGGGATTAGATGCCGTCGACGTACACGACGGGCTGCTCGTAGAGGAATTGCACCTCGGAGAATTGGCTCACGTACGGGGTGAGGTACGCCATCTGAATCGCGCTCGCCTCGGTCACCCACCGGCGCAGGGGCACGGTCATGTCGAAGCGGATGCGGTCTTCGCGGTTGGCATAGCACACCATGCGGTCAACACTGCCAACACCGGCCCCAACGCACCAACGGCAGGGGTTGATGGACAGGGTCACCTGTTGGTCTTTGCCGATGTTGTTCTCGGAAAGGAAGGTCAGCAGGGACTTGTCGCCGGTCACGCCAACCTTCCGGCTGACGAGCATCGCGTAGTGCTGCGGCGGGATGAGGATGTGGTTGGCCATGCCCGAGGTGTCATACTCGGAATTCTCCCACGTGTAAACCATCGCCTTGTTGATGTCGGCGAGGATTTCGTCGGGGGTTTTGTCCTCCCACGTTGTGTCGGTTCCGGACGGGGTGTGCGGGTCGGCAGAGTACCGGGCGATGCTCGGGTTGTTCACCAACCCGGTCGTTCCGTACTTGTTCAGGCCGATATAGACGTTCTCGTCGAGCGTCTTGTCGTGGTTCAGTTTGACGCCCTTGGTCAGCATATCCTCCAAGGAGCGGCCAATCTGGTTGATTTTCTGCTGGTCGATGTAGGAGACGCGCATCGTGTTGGCCCAAGAGAACACCTTCCAAGTCTGCTCGGCGAGGTCGGCGTCCACCAACGGGATGTTGTTCGTCTTGTTGGTGACGATGCCGTCTTCACCGGCACCGGCACTCAGGTAGTTGATGGCAATCGCACGGACGGACTCGACGAAACCGCCACCGGTGCGGACGGGGATGTCCCTCGGCCAGCTCGTGCTCTGGAGCGGCTCGAGAATCTTATCGTCGAATTTCTCGAGCTCTTTCATCAGGAATGCGAGGCCAGACGCGATAGCGGCGTCGTTCGCAATCCTCCGGCCGGTGCCAAGAATCTGGTTGTAGCTCATTCTATTACCCTCTCCTATCTATAAAATTAGGCCCGACGCTCGAGGAGCGTGATTTCCGCGAGACCACTCGCATCGCGTCCGGAGTTCGCCCAGATGGCGTTGGGAAGCTCGATGGTGTCCGCACCGGCAGCTCCCTCCGCAGCCGCGACGAAAACACCGGTCGCAACGCGGATGAAAACCTTGCCACCAGCCGTGGGGTCAGAGGTCGCCGTGGCATCCTTGACACACTCGACGGCGATGCCGCCACGGGTCAGGACGTCCACCGGTTCGTCCGGGAGATACTTCGGGTCGGACATACCGTAGGTTTCGTTGGTTTTCACGATGCGAACCGCGATGCCAACAAAATCCGCAGCAACACTGGTCGATGCCCACGGAATAACCTTCTCACCGGAGCGAGCCACGGGCGCACCGAAGAGGATGGCGGCATTTCCGCCGTTGGGGTACACGTTGATTTGATTGTCAATCTGACGGGTCAGACCGCCGACGACGCCAAGGCCAAGCTTGGTACCGATTGCAAAACCAGACATCTCAGATTACCTCCTGCTTTCTTTAGTTACTTGTTCCGATAGTGCGGGTTTCGGGCTTGCATGATTTTCCGCCCAAGCTCAGCACCGTTGTCGGCGGCGCTGTCCTTGGCCATGCGTTTCCGAGCGGCCATCTGGGCCAGTTTCGCACGGGAATCCATCGCGGAGGTCGGCATCAGGCCGGCCGCTTTCCGAATCGCCCGGGAAGCTGCGTCCGCAGCCCTCTTCCTGTCCTGCGCCGGAAGACCGGCGATGATGGGCTTGAGCTCGTTGATGGCTGCAACAACGGCCTCCTTGGTCTCCGGGCTCGGGCCTTGCTCGGCAGCGGGTTCCGCAGCCGGGACGTCCTCGTCCTCAACCTCGATTTCCTCGGGAGGAACGGTGACCGCCCCCTCGTTCAGGGGCTCGCCGGAAGTGACCTCTTCCTCGAGTTTCAGGAGCGGGTCGAGCTCCTTCTTCTTCTCGGGCTCGGCCGGGGGCTCTTCGTCCGTCTCGGGCTTGGTCATCACCAGCTCCTTGAGCGATTTGACCTCCTGTGCAAGCTCGGAAATCAGCGCCATGAGCTCCTCGCCCTCGTCCTGCGTGAGCGGAGTGCCACCGGGCTTCTCTTCCTTCTTCATGAAGGGGTCGCCCTCGTCACACGCCCGCTTGTCCATTGCCTTCTCTTCCTTCTTCGGAGGGGGATTCCCTTCCTCGGGCTTGGAGAAAAGCTCGTCCGCAACCTCGACGACCTCCTCGGGCTTGACGGCCTCGTCCCTCGCAAACGAAGCAAACATCCGAGCCCATACAGAACCATTTTTACTCACTTTGATTTGACTCCTCTCTACCTTTTTGATTTCCCCGTTATCTGGGCTCGCGGAATCACGGATGGCCACTCTGTCCCCGGCCCGTCCGCTATCCACGACGGCCACGTGGTTCCCACGGATACCTACCTGATATACCTTCCCGTCTGAGCCTTCCTTGTACTCGACCTCGTAACCACACGATACGTCCCGGACATTATTGTCGAGGATGTCCCGGATTAAATCGTCGTGCGTGACCACGAGGTCTGCGAGAAGGTATTCAGACTCGTCCCCGGCTCCACGGCGCACGTTCTGTACGTGCCCTTTCTGGTAGGCCGAGATGTTCCTGACGTCCACCTCTTCCGGGGGATGCTCCCGGGTAATTGGCATCCCCTCAAAAGACGCGACCGCAGCGCCCTTGAAAACCTCCTCCGGAAGACGGTGTACGTCGACGACGCTATTTCCGTCCAGACCCACCTCTCTCGCGAGGTACTTCTGCACCCCCGTCCGCGCAATCGGCACGTTCAGGCAGTACAGGTACCCCTCCGGCTCCCGCTTGGAGATATTCTCGGAGATTTTTGACCCGTAATACTGCAACCCTACCACCTACCCTGTTCTTTCATTTCACCGCTTCACCTCTACCACCCCATATAAAAAGTTTGGAAAAATATATATAAAAACAGCCCGCCCGGATGGCTCGGGAGGCCTGTTAGTCGATTGTCGTGTTGCCTTTTCTTGTTTAGGCGACCTTATCGCGCCCTATCATCCTCAGAAACTGGTTACGCCCCATGCTCCTTATTTTCCCGCCGGTATATACACGAACCACATTAGCTAATTGTACGGAATCAATCAAGGGTTCTGCGTAACATCTGCAATTTGGACAGCACCCGGCGTGATAATCCCCGAAAACATTACGTTCTCCGGACAAAGACTCCGGGTTTGGGGAGTTGTCCCAATTGATGATTACGCCCTCCATGAACGCATGGCTGTGGCGGACGCGCTCGTCCTTGCTCGAGCGCCATATATACCAATTCGCGCCCATGTCCCGGCTACGCACCTCCGTCAGCGCGGCGTTGGCCTTGGATATCTCCGTGCGAGCAATCAGACGCGCCCGCTTCGGGGTCAGCCACGGCGCTTCCGACATTACGGTCTGCATCGCAGTCGGCACCCGGACGCCCTGAAGGAAGTGCTCGTAGGTCTTCTGGGTGATTCGCTTGGCCACATCCCGGGGGACGCTCCGTATCAAGCGAGCGTTCTCCAGAAGGATTTGGCTGATGGCGCTTTTCGTGCCACGCTTGGCCACATCCCCGCGAAGGCTTTCGTAAATCGCACGTCCGGAAGAACCGGTCGACGCAGCTGCTCTCCACGATTTCTCGTTCTCGGCCTTGACCATCGTAATCATATTGAGAACGGCCATGTCCACCATCCGGTTGTACTCCGCAGATTGGGTTATCTCGATGATTTTGAGCGCCGCATCAGCAATCGAGAGACCGGCGATGCTCCGGTTAATGAATCCGAAAATCTTCACAAGGCGCTGGGCGTACAAGGACTCAATCCGGCGCTTGACCATGAAGTTTATCGCCATCCCGGACGCTCACCTCCTCCTTTTACACAAAAGGACTATCGGACAGACCAAACCTCGGCTTGGTGCTCTTAGCAACCGCCGCCTTTTCGCTTTTGTTTTCGGCCTGACCCGCTTCGGTTTCACTGCTCTTGAGAAGGGGCTTCTCCTTGAGGTGAACGACCGCCTTCTTCGCATCCC